GAATCGCCCGTCAATAAAACATTCGAAGAAATTTTATGGATGTCCAAAGATGATTTTCGTCAATGGGTAATTGATATGCGTAAAGAAGTGGTTCGTCTTTGGGATGAAAAAGGTCAGCCACCAAGAGTTGGCTATAACGAACAAGAAATCATTGACCAGTTTAATGAGATGACTTCTTTTCCTATTCATAAGTTTCCTGTCAAAGATGAGTTGACTGGCGAAGAAGATGTGATTCGAAACACAAGTGTGGTTGGCAATGCAGTCAATCAATGGTTTCCTACCATGATGAAAACTCGCATCAACTATACCAGAGATGTTGAGAAAGGCAAATCAATCTATGATTACTTTGCCAAAGATGAGTTGTTAGAAACATTTGTCACATATGCATCACGACATTTCAAAAGAGATTCGTTCTATCATCATTCATCACCAATTAAGATTGATGAAGTAATTGAACTTGGCAGTCTGCAATTCAAAACTACTACAGTTGAAAAGTTTGTTGAATGGTTTGAAAAGTCTGCCCGTTCTTATGGCACACACGACTATTGGTTCGAACCTAATTCTGGTGAAGGTGAATACACTGGCTACAATGAAGACCTAAAGAATCAAAAGTATATGCTCATCACAAAAGATGAGTTGTTGAAATTGAATGTGCCAGACAATTGTAAAACAAACATTGAACACAAAGACGCACAAATGTTTCGTGTTCGTCTTTACAAGAAAGGACAAAAAGTATTTCCTGTTGGTCTGAAAGCCTTTCGTGTTTCGTTTTGTCAATATGCAGTAAACTTTCCACCATTGACTGCAAAGTATCTTTACGAAAAATACACCGAACACTTTAAGACACAAGAACAAATTAACATTTATGATCCATCTTCTGGTTGGGGTGGCAGATTACTTGGTGCATTGTCTGTTGATGATGAAAGAAACATTCACTACATTGGCACCGACCCAAATACTGACCACACTACAACAGAAGGCAGAACAAAGTACCATGAATTCGCAGATTTTTTTAATACAAAAACCTATCGTGCTACAGGTTTGTTTCCGAAGACCCACACTTATGAAATCTACCAACTTGGTTCAGAAGAAATTCATAACAATAAAAGTTTTCAAAAATACAAAGGCAAGTTAGATTTAATCTTTACATCACCACCATACTTTGCTAAAGAGGCATATAGTGAAGATGCGGAACAATCATATAAAAAGTTTTCACAATACGATTCTTGGCGTGAAGGTTTTCTCCGTAAGACATTAGAAACCTGTGTAGAGTATTTGAGAGAAGACCGATATCTTCTTTGGAATATTGCTGATGCAGTTTTTGGTGGCGACATGTTACCATTAGAACAAGATTCGATTGACATTCTCACCTCACTCGGCATGGAGTATAAAGGCAAGTTGAAGATGTCACTTGCACAAATGCCTGGTGGCAATCGAGTTGATTCTGAAACTGGTCTGCCAAAAGCAAAGAATTTTTGCAAGGTCAATGGCATGTGGTTAAAATACGAACCAATTTTTGTATTCTATAAACCGAAGTAAGTATTCACTAACTTATTGGCAACATTGCCGCACAATAAAACTCCATATAGTATAATGATTGTATGGGGTTTTTTCTGTGTCTTTTTTACAACAAATGTGCTTGACAAGTGCCTTTTTATCTGATATAATGATTAAATAATAGTGAATGGAGTATTATACATGTCTTTTACTGCCGAACAAAAATCGCAATTAGCCAAACTGCTTGCGACTGAAAATCTGACGGTTCAACACCAGAAGATTCGCACCGCAAAGTTTGACCCCACAAACCGTGTTCTCTATCTTCCTATCTGGCAGAACATGTCAGGCGCCATCTATGACCTTCTTGTCGGTCACGAAACTGGTCACGCACTCTACACCCCACCCGAAGGTTGGCATGATGCAATTGTCAAAAATGCCAAAGGTAAATACTACAAAAACTTTTTGAATGTGGTCGAAGATGCCCGTATTGAAAAGAAAGTTCAACGCAAATATCCTGGTCTCAAAAAACAATTTGTGACCGCATATGCTGATTTAATCAATCGTGATTTCTTTGGCACCAAGAGCCGTGATGTGAACGAATTGTCTTTCATTGACCGTCTCAATGTGTTCAGTAAGTCGCAATGGATGAATACCAACATTCGATTCTCTGCAAAAGAGAAAGACCTTGTTGACCAAGTTCGGGCTGTAGAAACATGGGATGATGTTGTCCGTGTTACTGGTGCCGTATTCGATTATTCCAAAGAAGAACAAAAAGAAATGCAACTGGAACAATTCGAAGAAATGATGATGAATGGTTACGGTGAAGATGAAGAAGAAACCGATGACTATGAAGAATATGGTGCCGATGATGGTGAAGTAGAATCTTCTGATGAATCTGGTGATGCTTCTGGTGATGCTGGTGAAGGCGAAGACGGCGACAATGGTGTTCAAAGTGATTCTGATTTTGATGAGAGTACCGAAGAAGAATTACAAGATGATTCGGTGCAATCACAATTCAATCGTTTCAAAGAATCGAAAGAATCGTGGGAAGACCAGTTCGACCCTAAGTGTGAAACTGACCAAGAGTTTCGCCGTAACGAAGAAGCATTGCTTGATGAGGCTTGCAAAGATGTTGTTTATGTTACGATTCCAAAACCAATTCTGACTAACATTATTACTCCTGCAAAACGGGTTCACGAATTGCATGACAAGTATGTGCGAGAGTTTATTAAAGAATCTTGGCTGAATCCTAACCTTGCATCTGAGTTATTGCAACAATTCAAAAATCGAAATGACCGATACATTGGTCTTCTCGCCAAAGAATTTGAAATGCGTAAGGCTGCTCGTTCATACAGTAAGGCAAAAGTTTCTGATACTGGCGACATTGATATCAACAAACTGGCGTCATACAAATTTGATGACAATATCTTCCGTAAGATTATGAGTGTGCCAAAAGGCAAGTCGCACGGTCTGATTTTGTTGCTCGACAAGTCTGGTTCAATGTCTAACAACATGTCTGGTTCAATTGAACAGATTCTTGTGCTGACTATGTTCTGTCGCAAAGTGAATATTCCGTTTGTTGTTTACGGCTTTGGTGGTGCTGCAAATGTTCGTTGCATTGATACTAATTCTGATAAAAGGTCACGAATGCTCGAACAATGTTTCACAAACAATGAAGGCGAGATTCAAATCTCAAATGTTTTCATGCGTGAGTATCTAAACTCTAAAATGTCTAATGCAGAGTTTACCAAAGCCACAAAACATATGCTTCTGATTAAAGAATCATTTGAATTTGATAAGTCTAATCGTTACAATCGTAATCGTTGCCCTCGGTTTGAGACTGAAGATTTGTCAAACACTCCTTTGACCGAGGCATTGATTGCAACTGCTGAAATTATGAAAGATTTCAAACAGAAAAACAATCTTGACATTACCAATCTTGTGATTGTGCATGATGGTGATGCCGATGCTAATAATTCTTTCTGGAAAAAAAGAATGGGTTATGATGGTAAAGAATACAAGGGCACCACCTACTTTACTTTTCGTGATGTAAATTACTATTTGACTGATGCGAAAAACAAATTTACATCAAAACTGAATTCTGATTACAATTCATTGTTTGTGAGTGTGTTACATTGGTTCAATAAAGTGACTGATTCAAAAGTGTTTGGTTTCTTTATCTGTGATTCGGTTCGTGGTTCTTCCAAGTATGCAATTGCAAATCATTACTACATTGATGGCAAACCTTTGGATAATTTGCGTGCTGTCAACTGGCTTACTTACAAAGAAATGCTTTCGAAAAAACAGAAAGAATTGCGAAGTGAAAAATTTCTAGAATCCAAGTCGCCTGGTTATGGTTCATTCTTCCTCATTGCAGGCGGCAATCAACTAGAAACTGATGAGGAAGAAATTGAAGTAAAAGGCAAACAAACTACCAAGTCATTGGTGAAAGCGTTTACTGAATTCAATAAAAAGAAGGCAGTGAATCGTGTGCTTGTCTCTAAATTCATACAGGGCATTGCTGCCTGAGTGTTGTTTTTGTGCAACATGGGGTGCTTGACAAGTGCCCCTTTTTCTGATATAATGGTCGTATAATAATCGTGATAGGAGTTTTATATTATGTCTAATCGTGCCGAACTCAAACAACAATTTATTGACGCTCTCATTTCAACAGGTAAAGATACTGTTACCCGTACCGAGTTGAAAGAAATCGCAACAAAAATTGGTCTCGGTTCTGTAGGGTTCTTCACAAAAGAAGAATCGAATCGTGTCGGTCGTGGTAAGTACCGAGTTCCTTCTACCGCAATTTCAATGCAAGGGCAAGTTATTCAAATGCCAAAACAACAAGTAGAAAAGTCTGGCAGTCGCATTCAAAATGTGACCACGGCTCTAGATGAAACAAATCTGGTGCCTGCACAATACAAAAATTATGTACCGTTTGGCAATTATGAAGATGTTTTGTCTATCGTAATGTCTAATCGTTTCTTTCCTGTGTTCATCTCTGGTCACTCTGGTAACGGTAAGACCATGTCAATTGAACAGGCTTGTGCCAAGGCAAAACGCAAATTCGTTTGTGTCTCAATGACGCCTGAAACTGATGAGAGTGATTTGCTTGGTAACTATGTTCTGATTGACGGCAACATGGAATGGCGAGATGGTCCTGTGACTACTGCTGCTCGACAAGGTGCCGTTCTCTGTATCGATGAGATTGACTACGGTGCTCAGAATCTTTCCTCTCTGCAACGGGTGCTCGAAGGCAAACCATTTATGCTGAAGAAGAAAGGCGAAGTGATTACCCCGGCGCCTGGCTTTACTGTGTTTGCGACTGCGAATACAAAAGGTAAAGGTTCTGATGATGGTCGTTACATGTTCACCAATGTGCTGAATGAAGCCTTCCTCGAACGGTTTCGTACCACAATGGAACAAGACTTTCCTCCTGCAAGGACTGAACGCAAAATTATTGAGAAAGAACTGGCATCTGTCGGTCGTGCTGATGATGACTTTGCTGAGAAACTTGTTACTTGGGCAGATGTTATTCGCAAAACATTCGCTGATGGCGGTTGTGATGAAGTGATTTCTACTCGCCGTCTTGTGCATATCGTAGAAACTTTTGGCATCTTTGGTGATAAGATGAAGGCAATTACTCTCTGCCTGAATCGATTTGATGATGATACCAAAATGTCATTCATTGACTTGTATACCAAAGTTGATGCGGGTGCTACTGCCGAAGAAATTCTGGCACCTGTAGTTGAACCCGAAGAAACAAAGGTAGAAATGAGTAGTGAAGAAACGCCTTTCTAATTAGTGGTCGGCACTTTGACCCATCGGTAACGGTGGGTCTTTTTTTAATTACTACCGAAGTAAGTGTTGACACACACATAAAAATATAATATACTTGTAACATGATTTGAGAGAACGGTCGCCTCTCAAATGTTGTTTTTAACAGCGACCTTTTTAATCTTTATGGAGTATTTCGTAATGTCTGTTAAATCTAAAGTCCTTTCTTATCTGTCGAAAGATTCTTCCTATAACACCCTGACTGCCACTAAAATGCAGTCGATGTTCGGTGCATCTAATCCTTCTGCTGTGATTGATGAGCTGCGTAAAGATGGTCATGCCATCTACCTGAACACTCGCATCAATGCGAATGGTAAGAAAGTTTCTTTCTATCGTCTTGGCACTCCTACCAAGCGCATGATTGCTGCTGGCATTCGTGCATTGCGTGAGAACGGAGTCCGTGCTTTTGCCTAAAATAGTTTAGAAAAAGCGTAGGGGAAGTA